CCGAGGGTGTTCAGGATCCCGAGCTGGTAGTCGGCGTCAGCCCACTCCACCTCCTGGTTGAACCGCATCGTGACCTGCGCCTTGTGCGGCGTCGCCGTCACCACACCGAAGTCGCCCGTCGTCGAGGACTTCGCGACACCCTCACCGACGAACTCGGCCTTTGGGATGTTGTTGAACGTGATGATGTCCGTGTTCCCGAACCGCATCGGCTCCTGCCCGGACAGGGCGGCGACGGTCGAACCGGCACGGGTCTTCGCGACGATGCCGTCAGCGATGTTGCGGGGCAGGTTCTGGATCCCGCCGGTAGCGAAAACGGCCACGAGCCGTCCTTTCGGTAGAAGTGGTTACTGCTGGAAAAGACTGTGAGCCCACGCGGCGTCGTCCGTGACGGGCCGGTCAGGCATGTCGCCAGGGTTCGCCAGGACCGCACGGTCCCGGGTCGCGCCTGCGATGAGGGGCTTTAGCTTCTCGCCATGCGCTTGCAGCTCCTCGAGCGTCGATCCCGCCAGGACATCCACCGGCACCCCTGTCGCTTCCGCGACCTGAGACTTCCAGGTCGCGATCTGCTCCTTGGTGCGGATCGCGGTCAGCTCCCTCTCGAGAGCTTCAGCACGTTCCGTCGCACGCTGCACCTCGGACTTCTGCGACTCCTCGAACTCGGCGTACTTCGCTGCCTTGCTCTTCAAGTCCTGGTAGTCCGAAAACTTCGCGCGCTCTCGGTCGACCCGTTCCTTGATGATCCGGTTCAGGTCGTCCTGCGTTGCGGGAGGCGTCCACCCGCTGTCTTCTCCGCCAGTTCCGCTCTCAACCGAGGCGGTGGGATCGTCAGCCATCGCTGCCCCTCATTCTGTTATCCGCCCATTGACCGCTGGGTGTTCGCGTACAGCCAAGAATCATGCCCTGTTTCACGTTTCTCCGGTAGCCACACCGTCAGTGAACGCGTCCGGGTGCATTCGACGCATTTCCGCAGCGATTACCGTCTGATCGCCAGAACCGGACGCTGCACGAGCCTCGGAGTACAACCCATACAGGTGCTCAGGGTGATAGCCCTCGATCGACGGGTGATCCGAGAAGTCCGCGACAATCTGACAGTCGCAGTCGTTGTGGAAGTGACTCACGCCGCCCGCGGACCGCTCCGACCGGTACACAAATCCGCGGGACGCGAGCAGCGTGCACCAAGCGCACGTCTTGCCCTGCGGGATCCGCGCGAACCGTGGTTTCGCCGGGTCACGGGCGACGTTGTCCCGGATCGTGAACCGCGACGTGTTCACCACATGCCGCTGCAACGACCCCCCAAGGGTCTGCAACATGTACGACGGGTCACCACTGAACAACGGGGTCGCCTGGTAGCGGACGTTGGCCTGCACCTGCTCCGCTGGGGTCGCGTCAGCGAGGATCGCCGTGAACGTCCCGTTTACGTCCTTTGCCCGCACCTGCTCGTACCAGTCCGCCGCGACGGTCGCCGCGACCTGCCCGTACTGCGCGACCAGCTCGGGGAGGAACTCGAGGATCGCGTCCCGCGCCCGGTACGGGTCCGTGAAGTCGAGGGTTCCCCAGAACGCGACTAACGCCCGCTTCGCCAACACGACAACCGCAGCGTTCCGGGTCCGGAGCGCCGCGACGTCAGACGCGGTTGTCGGCACCCGCCACCACCGGACCGGCCGGCGCAGGCTGCTGTGTCTGCCCGATCTGCGTCACATTCGTCGGGATCTTCGCAAGGGCATCGATCAGCGCACCCGACGCGGCCCGCTTCCGATCTGACTGCAACCTGGTGATCTCGGAGTCCGTGAAACCAGCGCGCTCCAGGGCGACATCGGTCTGACCAAACCAGTCCCCGAACACCGGAGCAAGCTTCACCAGCGCGTCCGCCGCGGACTGCGGCGACGGGAACGCCGGATTCGCCCACCTCGTCCGCAGCTTCCGCAACTCATCGGACGGTGCTGTCAGGCCGTCGCGGAGCATGACCGCACGCTGCCCGATGCGGGAGATCGCGGACCCGAACACCCGGTTCTGTGCAAGCGCGTCGACGATGAGGTCTTCCTTCGCCGCGTAAATCGCATCCGCCGACGACGGGTTGTCCTGCACCACCCCCAACGAGTTCAGCGGGACGCCGGTTTCGCCGGCGAACTGCGCCGCCAACTGCCTGAGCATGTCGCTGTGCGGCTGCATTGTCATCTGCGGGAACTGCCCCACAGACGGCAGCTCACCATCCTCATCACGGGTGAGAGCGAGGATGCGACCCATCGTCGCCCGCCACTTATCCGTACCCGCCCACGCCTCTTCATCCACACCGAGCACCCACCGCTGCGGAGACGTGTAGAACTCCGCCGACACCTCCTGACGGAGCACCGTCCTCGCGGCACGGTCCGTGATGTTGATCACCGCACGCGTAATCCGGGAACGACCGAACGGACGATCCAACTGCGGGTCATACGTCAGCGCCTCAACCGGCACGACCTTGAGCGGGTTCGGGCGGCGGTCCGCCGACCACACCCCAAGCGTGCGCACGCACACGAGGACGATCTCCGGCAGGTACACCGTGAAACCCGACGGGCGACCTTCCCCGTCCACATCCGTGATCGCCAGAGCGGCGGACACTGCACGCCGGTTCCGCGACCAGAGAGCACTAGACCACTCCGCGCTGCGAGACATGATCAGCACGTCCGGTTCCCCGGACTGCACGTCCCCGAGAGTCGTCGACACGAACGAGCACGAGTGCTTGTACGCGCTCACGACCGCCTGCGGCAACTCGACATCGAACCGGTTGTCCTCGAGCAGGCCGCCCAGCTCGAACGGGTCATCCGCCTGACCCGCCGCAACGAACCCATCGAAGATGTTCCTGGTCGCGAGCGCCCGGACAGCCTTCTCGGGCCAACCCATCACCACCTCGAGGCGCGACAGACTCGGCGGGATCGCGATCCCAAGATCCTTGATCGGCGCCAGACCGTCGTAGTACGCGGTCCGCACCTGATTCCGCGGCAACTTGTCCCGCCACACCGCCCACAGGCTCTTGATCGTCGCCAACTCGCCATCCGCCACATTGCGGATCACGTTCGGCGCATCCAGGGCCGATACCAGGGGAGCGTCAGGCACTAAACCATCACCCGCGCTTTCCGTCCAGGACGCCTCTTCGATGTCATCGCGCCGTAAAAGGCCAGTGTGACAGCAACCAACGGGGTCAGGTCTACCTCAGGCTTCCGCCTGTCCCACCCCCACGCGCCCGCATACCCAATATCCCGCTTCTTCGCCGCCGCCAACGCATCATTCACCGGCCGCTGATCAAACCGCGTCACCGCACCATCACGCACCGCATCCGCGAACAATCCACAAGCTTTCCCCATGTCAGCAGCCCCCGTCACCGTCACCTTCACATGACGCTTCGACAACTCAGGCACCAACGACATCGCCGGAGAGTTCCCATCAATCACCACCGCGATACACGTCGGCCACCGCTCCACCAACCAATCCACAACCCCCGACAGGCCATGCCCCGTGTTCGCGTGCGACACCATCTCCACATGCGGGCGCCCCTCCTCAGGACGCCGGCACGCACCGATCGACACCCGCGACCGATCCGGCGACATATCCACCGCGAACGCCACATGCCCCTCCGTCGGCACCAGTTCCTTCGGCACCGACACCGCACCCCACTCCACCTGCGGGATCACCTGATGCACGCTCTGTGACGACCACTGCCCCAACCGCTCCCGCGCGAACCCATCCGCCGACATCGACGCCAACTCGTCCTCAATAACCGACAGGTTCAGTCGGCCACCCAACGACGGATTCGTCGCAGCCCAAAGATTCCGGTCCCTGACGTCGACCTTCCCCTCCACCGACCACTCATGCCACGCAAGACGCTTGTCCTTCCCCGCAACACCCGCATCCCGCGTCCGCGTGAACACCTCACCCGGCGAACCCGGCCCCGGCGGCGTCCCCGTATAAATCTGCTGCGGGTTCTGCAACGGAGCCGACGAGATGGTCGGAAGCAACGCCTCCAACTGCTCATCCGTCAACTCCTGCGCCTCATCCATCACCAGCACGTCGACCGTGAAACCACGACCCGACCCACGCGACCGCGCAACGAACTCCACAGACCCACCATTCTCCAGAGCGATGGCCTCCTGCCCATTCGTCTTCCGCACCTCAACCACCAGCGCAGCCAGCTCCGGATACTTCCGCTCGTTCTCAAAGAACGACGCCAAACGCATAAACGCCTTCCGCGCCGTCTTCACCTCATGCGCCGTATGCAGGAACTTCTCCCCCAACGCCACCATCCCGTACAACTCACGCACCTCGAGCAGCGCGTTCTTCCCGTTCTGGCGCGGTACGGCCACCCCACAACGACCCGCAGACCACTTCCCCGCACGCGTCTCACCAAGCCACGCATCCAGCACGTTGAACTGCCACTCATCCGGCGTCAGCCCGTAGGAGGTAGCGAGGAACGCGGCATCGTCACCGTGCGACCACTTTGCCGATTTAGGAACCAGCGAGACGCGCGGCTCCTGGCTTCCTTGCAGCACGACGGTTCTGGAGCTCATCGAGAGCAGTCCCCTTCTTCTCCGGCGCAGCCTTCTCCACAGCCTCGATTCGGCTGAGGACATCCGTCATCTGCCGCGACAACGCGGCCACATCCCGGGCACTGTCAGTCTCAACCAGAGCGCGGGCGACGAGGTCTCGTAGGTCACGGAGCGTCTGGAGTTGGTCGCCGCTCTTCGCGGACTCGAGCAGCGCGGCAGACGCCGGAAGAGCCTCAGAGGCCGCGGGCGGCTCGGGTGGAAGTCGTCTCATCTGTTCTGTCCTACCTGTGGAGAGGCGTTACGGAGGGGTACGGGCTCT